CACATGATCGGCGGCTTGGGCAAAGCAGCGACAGGATCTCTTCGCGCCCTCCTCGACAGTGCCGCATTCGCAAACATGCAGGGTGGCTTTAAGCTGCGTGGCCGTGTTCAGGGCGGCGACATGCAAATCAGCCCCGGCGAGTTTATTGATCTCGACAGCACCGTTGATGACGTTAACAAGGCCATCATGCCGCTGCCATTCAAGGAGCCATCAAGCTCCCTGTTCAACCTGCTTGGCTTTATGGTCGAGGCGGGTCAGCGGTTTGCCAGCACGGCAGATCTCAATATCGGTGACGCAAATCCAAACGCCCCAGTCGGCACGACTGTCGCCCTGATCGAACAGGGATCGAAGGCGTTTAGCGCAATCCACAAGCGCCTGCACTACGCGCAGGGTCAAGAGTTCAAACTTCTTGCGGGACTGAACGCTGAGAATCTCCCCGATGAGTTCAGCTTTTCGCAGGCAGGAGCTGCGGAGATTATCTATCGTTCCGACTTTGATGACCGGATTGACATTGTTCCAGTGTCTGATCCTAACATCTTCTCGACAGCCCAGCGCATCGCGCAGGCTCAAGCTGTCTTGGAAATGGCGCGATCAGCTCCGCAGCTTCATGACCTATACCAAGCGTATAAGCGTATGTATGAGGCGATCCGAATACCCAACATTGATGAGATCCTAAAGAAGCCTGAAGAGGCGGTTCAGATGGATGTAATCGATGAGAACATGAGCGTTCTCTATGGCAAGCCAATCCGCGCTTTCCCAGAGCAAGATCATGAGGCGCACATTGCGGTTCACATTCAGTTCCTGCAAGATCCGTCCTTGGCTGGCAATCCCGGCGCGAAGGCAATGCAGCCTGTGTTGATCGCTCACATCGCAGAGCATATCGCGCTTTTGTACCGTCAGCGCATGGAGGCAAGCATCCAGATGGAGATGCCGCCAATGCCAAACTTCAAAGACCCAGACTTCAGGTTTGGTGAGGTTGACCCACAGATGGATCTTCTGATTAGCCAACGCGCAGCTCAAGTTGTGGCGGCAGCTCCTCAGATGAAGCAAATCCAAGCACTGGTAGGCATGGGCGGACAGGGTGGCCAACAGCAGGGCAATCCGCTGCAATATGCACAGCAGCTCGCGCAGCTTGAGACGGAGGCTCTGAAGGCCCGTACAACGGCCCAGATCGAAGCAGATCAGGCCAAGGCAAGGTCTGGCATTGAGATCAAGCAGGCTGAAGCGCGTCAGGACATGGAGATCGACGCAGCCAAGGCGCAGCAAGACATGCAGGCGAAGATCATGAGGCTGGAGGCTGACTTGCAGCTAGAGCGTGAGAAGAATGCAGCTAAGATCCAGATGGAGATGATGAAGAATGTACCCCCCACAATATAATTTGCCTCCAGTCGATCCCTCTGCCTTTGGCGGTTTGCCACAAGAGGGTGGACCGCCACATCCGCAGGGTGGGCCGCAGGGTCAGCCCCCAATGGATATGAACAAGTACCTGATCGACAAGGTTATGGAGATCAAGCGGCGCATGGGTGGGGGTGAACCCGGTGCGCTGGGCGCAATTACAGAGGCCATGATGCAGCAATCGCAACCACAGCAGCCTCAACCGCAGCAACAGCAAGTGGAGATGGTATAATGGGTGGATTTTGTGGTGGTGGGTCTGGTGGTGTTGGTTCAGCTAATACACCAAGCGGTAGCGATAAAAACCCACCAACTAATAGCTTAAAGGAAAGCCTTGCCAACTTTTTTACCCCCGACGACAACATGGAATACCGTGGTGGTAAACTTGTAAATGTTGATAGTTCAGGGGCTTCTACTGGCGCTGCTGAAACTGGCGCAAAGACTTGGTACGGGACAGTGGGTCAGGCTAATGACCCAAGCAACGATAACCCCAATAGAGACATCAGTGGTAACCGTCCTTCTAGTGTACAACCTAGAACTTTCACCCAAGAAGATTTGGGCGCGTTGACAACAGTAAACTCTGGCAGAGAAGATTTGGCCAATATTTTTACACCTTTTGATGGTGCTAAATACGTTGGCGGAAACTTAGTCGAAGAGGCGACTGGGCAATCCCTAACGGGCGGTGGCTTCATTACCAATAAATCTGGAGCTAAAGATTACATCTACGGCGTCTCTGATGACTTCAGCAACAACGCCCCACCAAAGCAAGGCAAAATGTCAAACCAAGATTATGCCGTTGCGCTGCAAAAGTTTAAGATACGCCAGTCGCAGCTTGAGAATATCCCACCAAGCGACCCAGCTTACTTTAGCTCTTTCTTACCGGGGCTGACCATCCCACTTGTCGGCGGTTACCTTGGCGAAAAGATGCTTGAAGGCGGCATTAATGACAGACGCGCAATGATGGATCAGCACCAAGCTGCCCTAAATGCTGGGGCAAAAGCAGATATGAAAGACGGTGTTTACAGGGGATATTTTGGTGATGACGGATTTGTCCCTTATGTAGAGAACAAAAAGCAAGACCCCATGACAGACGCCAGCATTGGCGCGTTGAATATGGGCAATGATGGCAATCAACAACCTACCGCAGCTTGGCCTCCTGAGACTGGCATGGGCGGCGGGACGGTTGTTCCAATTTCTGATTTAAATCAACCAGAACGGATGACAAGCTATGAACCAATCCCAATGGACCCAGACACAATAGTTTATGCAAGCCCGTTGTATGAGAAGTTTCAATCTGAGGTTCTGCCGGGCATACAACAACAAATGCCCAACATGACCCAAGAAGACATTGATGAAGCGTTTCGGATATACAGAGACAGACAAAACTCAGTGGTAGCAAATTAGTTGAAAACATCGTAAGCATAGAAAAAACATAGGAGGCCGTAATGCCTAATATCACAGAAAACCCAGACTACCGATTGGTCATGACATTTCTTCAAAACATTCGCCCCGGTGATATGGATCAGGAGTCATCAGAGCAATTGATGATGATTGGCCAACGCATTCAAGCTGGCGGCGCACTTACTGACCGTGAGCGCGAGATGTTTGAGGCGGTTGTTGGCAACATGCCTAGCTACGCTCCAGCTAATAATTTTGGCTCAATGTCAGAAGGCGAAGCTAGATTGCCAATGGATCAAGTTTCAATGGGCGGCATGTCCGAAGGCGAGATGAACTTGCCAATGCAAAATCAGATGCCCAGCCAAGACGGCGAAACATATGGCCCATCAAGCGGCGTGACCGTTGCCCCGTCCAACGTCATGAGCATGGATGATGCAATTGCCGCAGGTCTTGTTAACCCAACGCGCCCACAGGCACGTCCAGCTCCAATGCGCCCACAAGCGCGTCCAATGCGATAGGAGGCCATCATGGCTGAAGTTAACGTAGAAAACATGGAAGACAACGCCAAGATGTTTGAGCATAAAATGGGCTTTGCCCATGATGCTGACGGCTTGGATATGAGCGACGAACAGTTGGTCAACTTCCTCCTGATGTGCCAGCACGGCATGGGCGATGACGATGAAGAGTACGAAGAAGAGTACGATGACGAAGAAATGATGGAGATGCCAGATGGCAATGATGTCAAGGTCAAAGTCATGAAGCTCGACGGCGGCAACGTCCATGAGATGATGAATAAACTTCTGGGGGGCTGATATGCCTGTGATGAAGGTCAAGGGCGGCTATCGCTGGGGAAGCAAGGGCAAGGTCTACAAGACTAAAGCCGAAGCAACCAAGCAGGGCCGCGCGATCAGGGCCGCTGGGTATAAGGGCAAGAAGAAGGTGACAACGTAATGGCTAGAATCGGTGGTTTGTCTACAAAAAATGCGCCTAGACCTGTAAACGCTCCTGTCGGCAAGCAATCTATGAAACTAACAGCAGAGGATAAAAGCCTCCTGCTTGATTTCGTTCCTGTTGTTGGTGATATTAAGGGTGCTTACGAAACAGTCGATATGATTGCTAGTGAGCTTGAAAAAGACGATCCCAACTATGCCTTGATCGGCATTCTTGGCGGCGTTGGAGCTGCGGCCACAATCATTGGATTAGTCCCCGGTATCGGTGACGTTGCCCAAAAAGCAATTATGGCAGGGGCTAGAAGTGTTGCTAGTGGCGCTAATAAAATCGTTGATGCTATGCCAACGTATGACCCTAGTACGCTAGGTTCTATGGGTGGCAATATATTTGCTGAAAAAGTAGGATCAACTGATCTTTTAGGAAATCCAATTGGGAGTATAAGCCAATTATCTACAAATAGAGTTCCCGGCGCAGATCCAAGTTTTGGCCCAACTGGTCGAATATCAACCCGTGTTCCTACCGTGGGAACAGAAAAAACAGGCGGCGTGTTTCCTGCTGAAGAAGTATACAGCGGCGGTCTTGTGATTGATAAGGCAGCTATGGACGCTGGCGGCACAACAGAAAAGAATATGGACTTTCTAACTAACGCTAGAAAGAATCCTGATAAGAAAAACCCATATGTTGATAACGAAACATATTTCCCCGGTTTCGCTGGTATACAGGGTTTACCTCCAGAAGATGCTGCTGATTTTGTTAGCGCAATGCAAAAAGAAAATTTAAATTGGGTCATGGATAAACTACCACCCCAATTCCAAGACCGGGCAAAATTATGGTATGTTGGTGCAAATCGTTTTTCTGAAGAACTTGCAATCAAGTACGGTGTACCTAGATCGTCTATGTCTGGAGCAATTGCAGCTCTGTCCCCTCAAATGGACTGGTTTAAAAATGCCTCTTTGGCAGAGCGTGTTGCTGATGCGGTAATTAGTAAAAGAACTTTCCCTTGGTCATCTGAAATGACGGATGTGGCCGATAAGTATCCAGCCTTTAAAGATAAAGGCAATGCAAAGGTATGGGAAAGCATTAAAGGAAAAACATACGACGAACTCGAAGACACAATGCAAAAAGCAATGTGGGTTAGAGCATATGATGAAGCTCACAACCCTAAAACCTATCGCGCTTTGACTCCAGAAGGTGACCTTGCAGATATTGTTTTGACAGGGAAAGGCGTCCCTGCAAACATTGGTTGGGGTGGATTTGGTGAAATTGAAAAGGCTGTAAAAGCAATCGAAAGCAATGGAGATTTTAGATCCATTTCCGATGCAATGGGCGATAGACACAAAGTCAGAAACTTTTTCAACAATATAGAAGTTCCCTTTTCAGATATGGGCGATGTTACAATTGACACTCATGCTATTGCTGCTGGGTTGATGCGGCCATTAGCTGGGTCTGATCAATTGACAACGCAAGGACTGGGAATGGCTGGCGGGTCTTCTAAGGCTACGGGTGCAAAAGGCTTGTACGGCTTGACGGCAGACGATTACAGGGCCGTTGGTGCGGATCGTGGGCTTTTACCTAGAGAAACACAATCAATTGTCTGGGAAGGCATAAGAGGTCTTTTCAACAATAAAAGCCTAGACAATAAAACCAAGATAAACTCCATATGGACTGCTGTTGATCGTGGTGACTTAACCCAACAGCAGGCTCTTGATTTAATTGAAGAGGCGTCTGGCGGATTTAGCAGCACAAGCTGGATTAATGAGCCTAGACCTAAAAGATCTATAGCTGGCGGTGGCACAACAATGTTTGGTGTTCCTTTAGGAGGCATTGCCCTTGGTACGCTACCATCTGACGATCAGCAACTTCCAGAGGAGAATGGCATCTAATGGCTAAGAAACCAAAGAAAAAACCAGCGGGACTATACGCCAACATTGCAGCAAAGAAGAAACGCATCAAGGCTGGATCTGGCGAGACAATGCGTAAGGTTGGGGCCAAGGGCGCACCAGCCAAGGGCGCGTTTAAGGCTGCGGCTAAGACCGCGAAGAAGCCTAAGAAGGCGAGGAAAGCATAATGGGTATCATCAAGCAAGACCAGATTGATTCTTTGCATGTAGAAATGTTGAAAGAACAACTTGTAGCGCACAACGCCATGCAGGAATATCTTGAAGACGAAGCCATAGAGCAGCAAATTGAAGACGAAATCATAGAGGGAACAGCATAATGGCTAAAGGCGTTAAGCACTACTTTAAGAACGGCAAAGAGCATAAGGGCGCTACCCACAAGGACGCCAAGGGCAA